TTTAATTACATCTCCTGGAACTGTTAACTTTAGATTTTTAATCTCTTTATACTTTTCTGGATCAATATTTGTTCCAGAGGACTGCATTTTTGCCCATTTTTCTGGATCATCCTTCAAATTAGCCATCTTCAGAAATGCCTCTTTCCATTCATCAACATTTCTTACTTTAAACTTGTTCTTCTCCATAAAATTTTGGGCGGCAAATCCTTTGCCAGATGCGGCGCCACCCGCTAAGAAGACAATTTGTCCGTAATTTTTACCATTAGAAAGGAGAATTAACTTCTCATCTAATTGTACATATTGTTTAAATCGATCCACTTTTAATCATTTGTTAATGTTGGCTCACCCCTGTCAAAAAATTTCCATCCACCAGGGCACGGTTGTCTTTTTCTAATAGCATAAGCCTTATCTGTATATGTTCCACCTTCTCCTTCACATTCTGCAAAAAATGGTGTCATACCTCTCGGCCAGTTATTTGTGTTGCTTGAGCAACTACTCATCAATAACATTACAAAAATTAGTAATGCTATCCTCATTTAAAATACCTCCGCCCTGTATCTTGATGAGGAAAAACCTCATCCACACATTGTCTAAATGGATGTTTATTATTTCTATTCTTTTCAAGTGTACCTCTTTTTGGTCCACCGCTCATCCAATATCCCCAACAATTTGTTCCATTTCCTTGTGTTGTTGTACAACCAGCAACTATCCATATCGCCATCATTACAAAAATTAATAATAGCCGTTTCTTCACAGATATCTCCGTTTCTCTAAATTTGATCCTTTGTTATTCTCATCTACGCATTGATAATAAGGTAATGAGGCGTCCCGATTAAGTTCTCTAGTCCCTCTTTGAGGGCCGGGACCCTTTACCCAATGTCCGTAACATTCAACTTTTTGTCTTATTGTTTCACAGCCGACCATCCATAGTGCCATCATTACAAAAACTAATAATAGCTTTTTTTTCATTTGTTTCTTAAATATTATCGAAAAATTTTTCTTTAATTTTCAATAACCCCTTACATCCACAATGAGGACAATACATATGTTTGACTATTTTCTTATGTAATTCTTCTTTGTTATCAGGTGTTTTAGCATAACTCCACCACTTACCACATTCTCCACAATCAAAATGGTACAAGATTTCATAAGTGTAATAATGTACCAATTCATCACTCATAATAAGTATTTATACTTTCAACTTAATATTGGAAGTTTTGAAATCTTTCTTACGCATTATGGTCTTGGATACCAAATCAAATTCTTCTGCTTTTTGATCCCATTTCAATACAAATGGAAGATTTAGGTCTGTTTGCGTATCATTTAATACCGCTTGTGCATTTGCTCCAAGTTTCGGTATATTCTTCCCGTGTTTTTTGTATGTCTCTTTAAATAATCTTATCAATTCTGCTACATTAATTTCCTTACCGTTTCGCTTATCATTCGCTCGTTCTAAAAAATGTCGAGTAAACTCCACATCTATTCCGACTTTTGCGAAAATCTTATCGGCGAAAGATTCTACCTGCTTCAAATCTATACTAGTAATTTCTTCATCTACTTTATCATCCGAGATGGGTTGTCCTGGCGTCCATTCTTTATATTTTTTAGTTGTTAAGTTTGTTCCAAATTCAAGATACTGTTCTCTAATACCTAAACCTTTACGTACGGCATCGTATACTTTTTGAGCATCTTGTTCGGAAGCACCACTAGGCATACCCTTTTTATATGATTCAAAATCTCCATCAGCGGCAAACTTTCTCATCTTTGAGGCACTCATCTCATTACCAGCACCACGTTTAATGCCCGCTTGTACTACTTCAAAGTGATCAAAACCATAACTCTTAACATATGGTCGAACATTTTTCTCAAATCTTTCAACCCTATCAGAGCCAACAACCAATGTTACATTTTTATATCCTTTTTTAGATAACCATTCCAATGCGTGAAAAGCCGTTTGAATTTTGGAGTCCTTAATTATTATCTTACCCCAAAACATTTTGAGAAATTTTATCTTGTCCTTATAAGATAAAGGATTCTTCTTATTATCTTGTGTCTGACTGGTAAATATCATCGGTTGTCCACCACGACTCTTCGCTTGTTTGATGACATCTTTAATCATAATTTCGTGACCAGCAGTAACAGGATTAAATCGACCAAACGTGAACACCACGGGCTTAGTCTTTGCTTCTGTTATATATCCATCGTAAGTTAACACGGTCATTTACCCCAACTCTTAATAGCATTGAAATTATTTCTACTGAATTCCAATCTATTTACTAATTTAATTGCACTATTACTCATATGATCCACAGCAACAAATCCTTCTGGACCAGTTACTTCATATCCACTTGATGTTTTCATAAATGCTGGAATGCTATTAACTTGTTCCATCTTCTTGACCAGCATCAACTTAATATCAGCAACAACATCGTGCCACTCTAATGCCCAAGCGAGAGTACCACCAATTTTTCTGTCTTTGTTTAGTGTGTTTATTATCTTATCGACTTCAGCTTGTTTCTTCGCTTTAGCTTTATCGGATTTTAGTTTATCAATCATAGGCTTATATCTTGCCCTAGTAAAATCAATATATCCAGCAAGAGCCTTTTGTTTATTTCCTCCGAACTTTTTACCTTGTCGAGTCAAGTCGTTTATGTAAATTTTTAGATTAAATGCTATGTCGGTATCACCAAATAACACTTTCATTCCTTTCTTATCTAATCGATTCAGAAAGGCTCGGGCATCCACAATACGTTTCAAAACGGCTTTATGTTCTGCTTGAGTAAATGTGGCAGTACCCGATACATCGTTGAAATCAGTATCTCCGGCCCATACATCACTAGTTTTTCCTAGACTAGGAACATTTACTTTAAATACCGCAGATAGATCCGCAATAGTGCTTCCATTGTATGAAGTATGCCATATGACGCCTACTTTCGCTTTTAGTATAGTTTTTGCAAGTGGTTGATCAAGTGGTACCGCATAGGTGATAGTATTCGGAGTAAACGTGACCATCTTTTCTCCATCAATAGTCGCTTTCTGTAAGTCTCCCGCATCGAACATAAAGTCACCCTGCCATATTCCTGGTATTTTCAGCTTTGGGAAATGGGCTAGTGCTAACTTCATCTTTTTAGCTAAATCTCCACCGTGATTAGCATCAACATCAGCATCCGTATAATTGATCTTTGCAGTCTTGTTAAATAAGGATTTAGTCGCTACAAAGAACTTTCCATTTTCTGGATTAGTTCCAGCAATAATCGATGGTGCTCCATCAACCTTGCTCTGTATGTTAATACCCTTCGTAGCATTACCTTGAAGAGATTCAACTATTTCTTCTAGCATACGGAGAGCTTCAAGTCCGCCTTCATAACCACTATTAAACAAAGCATCTTCCAAATGCTCTAAATGTTTGAGTTTTACTTCTGTTAGATATTTACCAAATCTTTTCATTATTTGCCTACCTTAAATCCAATCTTATTTCTATTTGGATTTGGTGCTCCACCACCCCAACTAAACTTAAATCTAAGATTTTTAAATTTTTCATACTTAGCAACTAGTGCCGATTTCTTAACATCTATATTCAGTTGTACTAGTGTAATCTGTTGAACCATCGTTGTCAACTCTTTATTATATTTTTTTGTTAATACTTCTGTTAAATGATGTCCCATTGGTCCAATTACGAATCCAATAATACCCTTTCCTTTTAACTTTTTCCAACTTCCTTTATCAACTTGCTTGTTCATAGTATCGTGGAAATTTGCTAATTTGCTTTTGATCTGTCCGTTAGCTTTAAATGAATGAAGCCAGTTATCAATAGTATTAAGATTTAATGCCTTAATATTTACTCCCATTACTTTCGCTAGGGATTTCATTCCGGGCGTCACTAGTATTTTATTTGCTTCAACAATTCCTTCCATTACAGAAAGATCCTTAAGAGCAAATAACACATCCATTAATGCTCTCTCAGTCACGGTGAATCCCTTTATATAATTAGGATCTTTCATATGCTCTTCCAGAACATCTGTCAAATTCTTAACTGTAGTAGAACTTCCTCCACCAGATTTTACCGAAATCGGATATCTTAATCGTCCTCTAATACCATAAAAATCTGCAAGAGGTTCATTTATTGCTGACGGGAAGTATATTTTTTTGAATCCTATGTTTCTACAAGCCCATATACCTGATAGTATTTCACCATAATCTTTTGATATAGTTGCTAAATCTCTTTTGGATACTTCCACGGGAGGGAGTATATCAGATATATCGATACTTTTTCCCTTCTGATCTGCTTTATCTAAGAGGTCTACTAAGAATGTCTTTGTATCATCATTTAGCTTAGACATTGTTTTAATAGAAGTTTTTACTATTTTTTTAATTTCACTGGGAGTAACTTCTTGTCCTCCAAGATGAAAAGCATCTGGAGTCAATTGTTTTGTAGTAAGGGATGCTTCGCCTCCACCCGCCGCTCTAGTTTGATTAGCAAACAATGCTTTACCAACATCTTTAATAGTGAGTTCATATGTGTCATATGTACCTGACACACTTTCTGCACTATCTTTTATTGTAATTTCGGGGAATTGCTTAAAGAATACTTTGGGGTCTGTCCCGACTGCGGCTCTAATATGCCAAGTCGTTCCACTCTTAGCTCCACCAGTGACTTTTATCCCAAGTGGAAATAATAAAGCATTAATATAATCTTTAACTTCTTTTTGTTCTGGACTTGCTACACCTTCGTGTATAAACGTCCTGAATTTCAGCATAGTGGCTTTTCAAACAAATGTGATTCTTACTCTACATATTTATAAGAAACAGAGACTACATTTTAAAGTCCTTAAATGCCTTCTTTTTATCGGCTCCAGAAAATTGAGATTTTGTCTCTCCATTTTGGGGAGAACTAGAGGTTGTAGAAGTAGTTCCAATGATGTCTTCCTGAGCGGATTGTTCAGCATCATACCATTTCATCTTGGCTTTGTCAATGCCGATAACAAATCGTCTGAATACAGCAACATCATTATATCGATTCTTCAACTGTTTGACCATTATTTGATTCACTCCTTCTAATTCTTCCGTCTGGATAAGAGCAATAAAGAGATCCGCAGTTGTAGGTAATCCAAAACTTTCAGAGGTATCTTCAAGTCCAACATCGGAGCTTGAAAAGCCACCTCTTGTCGTTTGAGTAGCAGACCAAATTGGCAAGTTAAATTCAACCGCTAATCCTCTCAATTCTTCTGCTATTGCTTTGACATAAGTGTATGAATTCACACTATTGGAGCCTGTTAATCTTTGAGAAGCACATATGTTGAGATAATCCACATAGATTATATCTGGTTTGAAATCTTTCTTTAATGATAATTCATTTAATAAGTGTCTGAAATGACCTGTGTGTGCTTGTGAAGTAGGGAATTCTTTAATGATTATCTTCCCTTTGACTTTCTGTTTAAGTTGCTCCATCTTTCTATCGTACATTACTTTAGTCAAATCTTTCAGGCGATTCAATTCGATATCAAGAAGGTTAGCATCAATACGT